CTCTGCGTGAACAGCAAGAAGCCATCTCTCTGGCCCAGCGCCTGCTGGAAGAGAACAAGAAGATCAAGACCATCCTGACCACAGGCGAGAAAGAGTACGTGACGACGGTGACCAACGCCGCCGAAATGGAACTCCAGATTGCCAAGAAGGCATACAAGGATGCGTATGAGGCTGGTGACGCCGACAAGCTGCTGGAAGCCCAGCAGGCGATGCAGGTGGCCAACCTCAAATTGATGCAGGCAAAAAACTTCAAACTGCCCTCTTTACAAGAGGAAGAAGTTCCTGTACAACCTGCTCCTGTACAGTATCAACCTGTACCACGGCCTGATCGCAAAGCTGAAGCGTGGCAAGAACGCAATAGCTGGTTCGGTCAAAACCGTGGCATGACGGCGTATGCCCTCGGTGTTCACGAAGAACTCAAGGACAGCGGCGTTGAAGTTGGTTCTGATGAGTATTACGGCGCACTGGACAGAACAATGCGCAAGCGTTTCCCCGAGGCTTTCCAAAGCTCCGTGGTAGACGACGAACAAAAACCGCAAGGTGGTCGGTCCAAACCCGCAACCGTTGTGGCCCCGGCAGTTCGCAGCACGTCCTCCAACAAGGTCAAGCTGAAGCAAAGCCAAATCAACCTAGCGAAGAAGCTGGGTCTAACGCCTCAACAATATGTTGAAGCACAACTGAAATTGGAGGCCCAAAATGGCTGAAAATCGACTCACTCGTGAGCTAGAAACACGTGCAGTAGCGGAGCGCCCTAAGCAGTGGCAGCAACCCGAACTGTTGCCGGAGCCAGACAAGCAGCCCGGTTACAGCTACCGCTGGATTCGTGTTTCGACACTGAACACCGCTGACCCACGTAACCTCTCGGCCAAAATCCGTGAAGGTTGGGAGCCTGTCAGTATCGAAGAACAACCCAAATTCCGACTGCTAGTCGATCCCACGTCCCGTTACAAGGACAACATTGAGATCGGCGGACTGTTGCTTTGCAAGACTCCCAAAGAGTTTGTGGAACAGCGAAATGCCCATTTCGCTCGTCAAACCCAAGCTCAGACGGATGCTGTGGACAACAGCCTCATGCGTCAAAGCGACCCCCGGATGCCTCTCTTCAAAGAGAAGAAGTCCGCGACGAGCTTTGGCAAAGGCACTTAAACTTTTCGGAGTTCTTAAATGGCATATCCTGTCGTCTCGGCCCCTTACGGCCTAAAGCCGATCAATCTGATCGGTGGTCAGGTGTTTGCTGGTTCTACCCGCGAATACCCTATCGCCAACGGCTACGCCACCAGCATCTTCTACGGTGACTGTGTTGGCCTGTCGCGTGGTAACCTGCAACGCATCTCTGTCAGCACCGGTACTCTCGGTTCGCTGGCTGGTGTGTTCCTCGGCTGCTCGTACACCAACCCGGTGACCAAGCAGAAGCAATTCGCTCAGTACTGGCCCGCTGGTACTGCTGCTGGCGACGCTGTGGCAATCGTCTGCGACGATCCTGACACCGTGTTCAAGGCTGTGATCTGCTCGTCTGGCACCACCGTTGCGTCTGGTGCTCGTGCCATGATTGGTCAAAACTTGGCCATGATCAACAACACGGGTCTGACCTCCACTGGTGACTCGCGCAATGCGCTGCTGGCCCCCAACGATACCCCCGCTACGACCGACGCTCTGCCGATCCGTGTGCTGGGTCTCGTGACCGACACTGCTGTGTCTCTGGGTACCGCTACGTACTCCAGCATCTCTACCGCCACCGTGACCTGCTCGGCTCTGCCCTTCGCACTGCCTGTTGGTACCGATGTTGGTTCGCTGGATTCCAACGGTAACTACATCCCCTCTGGCTCTTTCGTAGACACGGCTGCTTCCGCAGGTGCGACTTCGTTCGTTCTGAACCAAGCCCCCATCGCTGCGTTCGCTTCTAGTGCCACGCTGGTGTTCAACCAATTCCCAGAACTTCTGGTCAAGTTGAACTTCGGTCAGCACGAGTACTACGCTGCCACTGCAACAGCCTAATAAGGAGTAACGCAACATGGCTATCTCTCGTGCCCAACTACTGAAAGAACTGCTCCCCGGTCTGAACGCTCTGTTCGGTCTGGAGTACGCCAAGTATGGCGAGGAGCACAAGGAAATC